CTAGATCCTCACCCTCCTCAGTTTCATGCAAGCCGACTGAGGGCGGCCCGCTTGCTCGAGGTGTTTCTCATCATCAAACGGTAGTTGCCGTTGTGGTGATAGCACCTTCAGCAGAGCTCCAGTTCCAGACGCCTTAGACTTCGGCAACTGGGACTTGACAACCCATCCCTTTACCACTGGGGATTGGGTCGAGGCGTCGTATTCCATTTCGTCGAAAGACGGATAAGGGAGATACGTCCACCTGCTGAGCAGATTCGACCTAACCGAGTTCTCGTCCTCACGAGAGCCCGGCGAGACCTGGATGGTTGGGTAATGGCCCCCGAGAACGGGTTCCAACCACTCATCCAGGAATCGTGCCGTTTGCCACAATCCGGACAGGTAAAACCTGTTCCGAAGACTGACAAGCGACTCGGTCTCACGAACAAACGTCCGTGACGGAGAGAGTCTCGGAAAGCCGTCGAGTTCATCGACGACAACTTTCCGGACGCGAACCACTGAAACATCGTGGCCCGCGTAGTACTCCTTCCCACAAGACTCTCTGAACAAACCAGTCCAGAAAGACTTGTGCGAGTTTACCTTCAGGCCGTAAGCCTCCAGTAACTCGACCACGGATTCCGCAGAGCCCACGGGGACAATGATGTCGTCTCCGTAGACACGCACCCTAGACCGGAACCGATGTAAATCGGACCGAGTCAGCTGGCGCCCAATGCTCTTCTCAATCCCGAGGAAGACAATGATGGTGAACACCATCGCCTCGATAGGAAAGGTTAGAGCAGAGCCCATAGATGCGAACTTGGCCAACGGTATGACTCCGTGACCAGGCACATCAGCGGTTTGGCTACGCGTTACGTCAACCGCCTCTTGTAAGAGGCTGTAACGCTCAAGCATAGCGGTTACCAACTGATTCGAGACACGGTCAGAAGCTTCGCTCAGATCGAGCGTTGCAAGACTCCCGTCAAGGGAGCCCTGACGAGCAAGGGCGTTGTTACGCTCCTGATCGTCGAATCCGACCATGCGACCCATGACATAGTCTGTCTGGATCGCATCCACCACTAGAGCCTTGATAGCTTGTTGCATGTACTGCATATAGCTAGGCTCGATCGCGATGATACGAGGTGTCTTGAGCGTCTTAGGTACATCGACGACCCGTACGGGTCGTTCTGCACCAGGCTCGAGGAAGGTCACCCGATCGTAGAGGTTGTGATACCTCCACGATGGAATGCCGTACTCACCGAAAGGGAATACAGCTTCCAACCGGGTAGTCCACTCGCGAAAATCGAACTTACGGTTTCCCGTTCGTCGATCAGCGGTGGCACCCGGTCCGTGCTTTGGAATGACGTAGGGCCACTCAGGGTCTAAACAACCCGAGTACCCACGATTCTCAGCGTAGAGGAAACCCTCTACATAACCGAGAACTTCACCCCAAAGCAAGTCGCTCATGCGCTGAAAGGCGAGGATTTTGTCCTCATGCCTCAAAGCGTCAAGCGCCTTGACCTGCTCCTCTGTCTTCACAAACGCATCGAACGCTGCTCGCGTGCGCCTTTCGGATGCACGCATTTCAACCTTGCCAAACATCAGCGTAAGCTGACGAACGGCTTGGATAGCGTCGATCGATGGTTCCTGAAGAAGGGAACCAGTAGCGGAATCGAAGATGAGCTCCTGGAAACCCCCTAGAAATAGAGGGAGACCTGTACTCCCCGACCTGAAAGCCGGGAAGTCACTGGGAGTTACACCACCATCGGCGAGTCCTCTTTCGAGGGCCTTACCGTAAGTGGGCAGGGTGATCGTGAGAAACGATACACCTTCATCTTCAACTCGACTCGTGACTGTTTGAAGATCACGAGTGGTGCTCACGTTGCACAGGCGGCCCATTTCCTGGGCCACCTCACTCCAGAGCAATATCAGGCTTTT